GTTTATGCCCGCATGTGCTGTAAAACAGTCGATCGACTGGCTCGACGACAAGGCGGCGAATGTCACATCGCAGTTCGGCGAGGACGGACTGGTGGCGGCGACGCTCGACCGGATCGGCGTGCAGAATCGTTGGTGCTTCGAGGTCGGCGCCGCTGACGGGATGTTTTACTCCAACACCAAGCAGTGGCGCGACGCAGGCTGGCACGCCGTCCTGATCGAAGCTGACGACGCCCTGGCCGATCAGTTGCGCGGGTTCAACTCGAACACGGTGCAGGTGTTCAATTCCCGCGTCGAGCCGTGGACACTCGACGACACGCTCGAGGCCGCCGGCGCACCGGCCGACATGGATTTTGGCGTGATCGACGTTGACGGGCAAGATTTTTGGGTTTGGGCCGGCCTGCAACGCTACCGGCCGCGCGTCATGCTGGTCGAAATCGCCACCTGGCCCACTAAATCGGTGCCGCCCCTCGGCGTTGACGACCGCAAAACCCAAGCCGGACTGCAAATGATCGAGCCGCTCGGCCGGGCCAAGGGGTACGAACTGGTCGCCGTGACACATTGCAACGCGCTTTTCGTGCGGAAGGATTGCATGATATGACCGAAACCACGCTAGATACGCCGCTGCGCCTTAACCTGGGCGCCGGCCGGGTGCGGATTGACGGATGGACACCGATCGACCGTCAGTTCGGCAGCGAGGCGTACCCGCTCAAGGATTACGCTGACGGCTCCGTGGATGAGATTCGCGCCTCGCACCTGCTCGAGCATTTCCCGTTTGCCGAGGTGCCGCGGGTGCTGGCGGAATGGGCGCGGGTGCTGAAACCTGGGTCGCGGATGCGCGTTGCGGTGCCGGACATCGACAAACTGCTCAGCCTGGATGGCGACCCGATGCGAGAGCGTTACCTGATGGGCGGCCAGGTGGATGGCAATGATTTCCACCGCAGCGCGTTTACATACGCCACCCTGGCGAAATACATGTGCGAGGCGGGCCTGACCAACGTCAAGCGATGGGAATCCGACAACACCGACACCGCGGCCCACAAATGCAGCCTAAATGTCGAGGGCGCCAAGCCGGACGACTGGAAGTCGCCGACGCAGACGGGCCAGGTCAAGATTCTGGCGATGATGAGCCGGCCGCGGTACGGCTCGACTGACGGTTTGGGCCTGGTACAGGAGGCGCTGCGACCGTTCGGCATCCCGCTCCAGCACGGCGGCAGTGCCTGGTGGCATCAATCATTGCAGAACCTGATGGAGGAGGGCGAACTGGCCGGCCTCGACTGGGTGCTGACGATCGATTACGACACAATTTTCTCGGCCACGCAACTCGACACGCTGTTCGGTCAGTTCGGCAACAATCCGCACATCGACGCCCTGGCACCCATGCAACCACGCCGGCGGGGCGATACGCCGCTGTGCACGATCGAAGGCGAAACCGAGAAGCAGATCACCTACGGGGCACCATTCCAGGCGAGCACGGCCCATTTCGGCACGACGCTGATCCGCGTCGATGCCCTGCGCGATGTGCCGCGCCCGTGGTTCATGGGCATACCGAATATGGGCGGCAGTTACAACGACGACCACCGCGACGATACTGACCGCTGTGCCGATTTCGTCAAACCGCTGCGCGACGCCCTGGGAATCCCCGAGAACAATTACGGCCGGCTGGATGCTGACATATTTTTCTGGCATCAGTGGCGTCGCCACGGCAAAACGGTATACATCACCCCGGACGTAAGGGTCGGGCACCTCGAGGAGCGGGTGCTGGCATTTGATGATGATATGAACGTGAAAACCTACTACATCGGCGAGTGGCGTGAGGCGAACGGACTCGTCAAGGAGGTGCAGCGATGAAGGTCAAACTGCTCCGCGACTGGTTGCGGCACGGCAAGGGCCAGACGATCGAGGTATCAAGCGAAACCGCGCGCTGGCTGGCCCTGTCGCGCAGCGACGGCCTGATCGGCCTGCCCGTACCCGACGAGCAGGAGTCTGCGGCGGTCAAGCCGAGGGCAGAAAAGGCGATGCGTGGGCGAGCAAAACTAAAAACCGCCAGCGCAGGAGGTAACTGATGGGCCTGACGATCAGCACGCCGGCGGCCACGTTCCCGATCACGCTCGACGACGCCAAAGTGCATCTGCGGATCGTGGACAGCGCCGAGGATGTTTACCTCGAGACGCTGCTGGATGTCGCCACGGAATACGCCCAGGACACGACCGGGCGGCAGTTGGTGGACGCGACCTACGCGCACACCCTCGACTGGTTCCCCGCCGAGATTCGCCTGCCGCGGCCGCCCCTCGACAGTGTTACGTCGATCACATACAAGGACTCGAGCAATGTCACGCAGACGCTGGCCAGCAGCGTGTACACGGTGATCGCTGACGATCTCAACGAGGGCCGGGTGGTCGAGGCGATCAACCAGACCTGGCCGGCAACGGCCGACGTACCAAATGCGGTGACAATCACATATGTCGCCGGCTACGGCGCCGCGGCTGATGTGCCGGCGACGTTCAAGCAGGCGATTTTACTGATGCTCGCCGACCTGTTCGAGCACCGCGAGTCGGTGGTCACCGGCCTGGCGGTTAACCGAATCCCGAGCCTGGAGGCGTTGTTATGGCAGAAGAAACTGCTGACGGTCGTGTAAAAATCCATGCGCTGTGCGATTATCACGGCCACGGATTGGAATATCTAGCCGGCAAAACCTACGAGGTATCTGCCGATCATTGCGAATGGCTGTGCCAGAACGGCATCGCGGAGGAGTTGATCAGTGGCGTTAAGAAGCGGACAACTACGGCACCGCGTACAAATCCAAAACCTGACGCAGGCGCGTAGCTCTGATTATGGCGACGTTCAGGACACCGCCAGCCCGTTGGCCTGGGTGTGGGCGAGCGTCGAGCCGCTGAGCGGTCGCGAGCGATGGACGGCGCAGCAGGTGGCGCCCGATGTGACGCACCGGGTGCGGATGCGATACCGGAGCGATGTGACGCCGGCGGTGCAGTTGATCCACAATACCCGCACGCTGCGGGTGGAGAGCGCCATCAACCTGGAGGAGCGCGACGAGCAACTCGAACTGCTCTGCATCGAGGAAATATGAGCGCAATCACCATGAGTTTGACCGGCGACCGCAAGCTGATGAGAGCATTCGGCCGGCTCGAGGGCCGCGTGCAGCAACGGTTCGCCGGCCAGGCCGCCGCGGAATCCGTCAAGCCGATGGTCAAGGCCGCCAAAGCGAGTGCCAGGGCAGCGAAGGATTCCGGGCAGTTGGCCAAGTCGATCGGATCGGTGCGTCGCACCTACCGCGGCAGCGGCGCCTCGGTCGTCGTGATCGGTGTGCGCAAGGGGTTCCGGGTGGTTATCGACGGCAAACCACGCGACCCCAGGAGGTACGCCCGCCTGGTCGAGTTCGGCACGCGCTACGCCGCGCCCCGACCGTTCCTGCGGCCTGCATTTGATTCGCACAAGGGGCGGGTGATCCGCCTGTACAGCGACGGGCTGTGGAAGCGAATCCGCAAGGAGGCGGCCCGGAAATGAGCGTCAAGATCGAGAAATCCGTGTATGACAAACTCGCCGGCACCAGTGGCGTGACCGATATTGTCGGCACCTCGATATTTTTCATCAACGCGCCGCAGGGCACCTCGTTTCCGTTCGTCACAATCCAGCGCGTCGGCACCGAGCCGATCAACCACGCCACCGGCAACGGCGGCACGTTCAACGTGACCGATCAGATCGACATGTATGACAAGGGCAGCGCCGGCTATGAGGCGGTGAAAAACCTGGCCGACGCCGTGCGTGATGCCCTGTCGGGCTGGACTGATACTACCGCCGACCCGAGCGTCGGGATGTCGCTGTTGGTATCAGAGCGGGACGACATCGAGCGACCCGAGGCCGGCCGCGGCCGACCGATTTACCGTGTATCACAGGACTATTCGATTTGGTTCGCATAACAGGAGACAATCATGGCAGATCAAGGGTTCAATAACAGCAGCGTGACATTCCCCGACACATCGACAGCGATCGGACATCTGCAAAGCGTCGATTTTTCTACCGGCGGCGAGTATATCGACCTCACCGACGCGATTGACGCGACGCATGTCGGGACAACCGGCATCAACGATCCCGAGTGCTCGATCGAGGTCAATGGCGTCACGGCGACGGCGCGCGGCACAACCGGCGCGCTGGCAGTAACCTGGCGAGATGGCGGATCGGACGCTATCGCCGCGGCCATCGTCACCGAGGTCAGCTCATCGGGCAGCGTGGACGACAAAATAACAT